CTCCAACTGCAGACACTAATAGTTTCACAGGTGGAGGTAGCACAACAGGAGGCATGGCAACTCCATCAGTTAGTCTATTCGGTCAAGGCAATCAACTCAATAATGTAGGTGGAGAGGGAGCACAGCAAGGTCAGACTATCACAGTCAATGCTATAGTGAGTGAGACTGAGATGACTGATACACAGAACAAAATTAATAAGATACAAAAGAACGCAGAACTATGACAAGTTATCAAGCATTAATCAACAAGATAGAGGCATTTTATAACTCACATCTACAGGTAAAAAAAGTAGGTAGTGACTTCGTGGAGCAGTTACCTAACTTTGCGACAAAGGATGAGAAATATCCTCTTGTGTTTATAGCACCTATCACAGCTATAGCAACTGAGAACACTAATACAATGAGCTTAGAGATAACCTGCCTTGACATCATACAAAAGGATAGAGCTAATATCACTGTGATACTCTCAGACTGTCATCAAATATTGGTTGACTTAGTAAACTATTTTACTTTCAGTGATGATTATAGCTTTGATATCTTAGGACAACCTGCCATAGTGCCATTGAATAATCAAGTGTTAGACTATGCAGCAGGGTGGGTCATGACATTAGATGTTGACATGAGTAATTGGACAGATTGCCAAGTTCCTATTATAACAGAATCATAAGTTAATTACAATATAGGTATGGCTATCAATAGACAGAAAATATCTCAGATGACTCCCAAGGGGTCAGACCTTGATGCGACTGACTTACTTGAAGTAAGTGTTGACACTGGCTCAGGATATGAGACACGTTCTATCACAGGGGCTGAGATCTTTGGTGGATATGTTCCTTACACAGGAGCAACTCAAGATGTTGACTTAGGTGAGTTTGAACTCAAGGCAGGACAGCTAACATTAGACACCTCACCAACGGGCACAGCAGTAGTTGGTACTACAAGATGGAATAATACATTAGGCAGTTCAGAAACAACCTTGAAGGGTGGCTCTGTTATTCTTAAGAATGGTGTTGATTTAGTTGCAAGAGTAGTGAACAAGGTAACACCTAATGCTACACTAACTAAGGCTGCTTATCAAGCTGTTAGAGTATCAGGTGCTCAAGGTCAAAGATTAGCTGTAGCTTATGCCCAAGCGGATAATGATAATAATTCAGCAGATACAATCGGACTTGTTACAGAAACCATTGCAACAAATCAAGAGGGATTTATTATAACAGTTGGACACCTTGAAGAAATAAATACGACAGGTAGTTTACAAGGTGAGACTTGGTCAGATGGTGATGTTTTATATTTATCTCCTACAACACCAGGCGCATTAACCAATGTTAAACCAACAGGCGCAACGGGTCACATCGTAGTGATAGGTTATGTTGAGTATGCTCATGTAAATCATGGTAAGATTTATGTCAAAATAATGAACGGGTGGGAGCTTGATGAGTTACACAATGTTTACATTAACACAGGCACGCTTGCTAACAATGATGCGTTAATATATGAAAGCTCTACTCAGCTATGGAAAAATAAAACTATTGCAGCTGCATTAGGATACACTCCTGCACCAAGAGATGTAACTATTGACACTAAGACTGTACAATATACATTAGTAACAGGAGATAACTCTAAATTTATAGAGCTCAACTTCTCAGGAGGTAACAATATTATAATACCAACTAACACAGCTCAACCCTTCCCTATTGGTGCTCAGATAATACTATCACAATATGGGGCAGGTCAAGTTACTGTAGTGCCTGATACAGGAGTTACACTTAGGTCAAGTGGAGGTAAGACTAAGACAGCCGCACAATATGCTATGGCTACATTAATAAAGAGAGGTACTAATGAGTGGTACTTAGCAGGAGATTTAACAACATAATAAATAAATAAAATGGCAACAGATAACGAAATTTTAATAGCAGGTCAAGGTACTTATATCTTGAATAACACAACTGAGTACACAGGTAACTTTGATGCTATTGTAGTCCTTGAGGATACAGTGTTTAACTCTATTAAGATAGCAGCAGTTGATGTTAAGTCAACATACATAGCAGCTACAGGAACAGCAGTTAAGGCAGGTGCTATCATAAGACCTACTAAGGCTCAGAAGTTTAGTGGTGTTAAGTTAACAAGTGGATCAGTTACTATTGTATTATGATAGGCTACGGGAATAGTATGTTTTTAGCAACACATGGAATATTAGCAAGGGCTGCATCAGGAGGTGGAGTTGACCCCGATGCACAAGCATTTATAACAGCGGCTGGAATTACAAACCCAACACAACAAGCGGCAATCAATACTTTGGTAGTTGACTTGAAAGGGTATAATGTGTGGACTAAGATGAAGGCTTTGTATCCTTTTGTAGGTGGTACGGCTTCACAACATAAGTTTAACTTAAAAGACCCAAGAGATTTAGATGCAGCATTTAGATTGGTGTTTAATGGTGGTGTAACACACAATTCTAATGGTGTAACATTTAATGGAACTAATGGATACGCAGATACTAAATTAAGCCCTAATAGTACTTTACTTCAAAATAATAATAGCATTTCAGTATATTCAAGGGCAAATGTAAGTGACGGGAAATATTTTGGTGTTGGTAGCCCAAACTGGTTTATTTTTGGTAAATCATTTATAGGAGGCTCAGCTATTGAGTACTGGGCTAATAGTTCAAACTATATATATGGCAGTTCAACATTTACATCTTTAATAACGGGAACAAGAAGGTCATCAACTGATGTAGAATTATACAAAGCTGGAGTAAGTATTAAAACTGGTTCATTAACTTCACAAACATTGCCTGTAAATAATTTTTGGCTTGGCGGCATAAATGATGGTAATTCATTAATTGCCCCAATGGATTTACAATGTGCTTTCTTTTCTTTAGGCGACGGGTTAACAGACACCGAAGCTGCTAACTTTTACACAGCAGTACAAGCATTCCAAACAACTTTAGGACGTCAAGTATGAAACTAACACAACTAACAGCAGAACAAAAACAAACGTACGTAGGTTTACTTACGGATTTACAAAAAGACGAATTACAAGGACAATTATACGCACCCGATTCGTACTTTAATCCTATTCAGGACTTGAATGATAACTGGATTATTTCAGTTGAGGAAATGGAGCAGTGTGTTAATCCTGATTATCTTTGGGTTAAAGACCTTGAGTTAATACCATACGAACCAAAACCAACACCCCCACCCTTTGAATAATGGCACGCTACGCAAATAATGGTATATTCAATGTCAAGTATCCTACAAGGAGAAAGATACAAGTGATATTACAAAGGTTAATATCAGAGTCAGGTGCTATTGATACGGGTGCATTATATGACTCAGTGCGTATCAATGCAAAAATACCTGCACTTGGTGAACTTGAGATACAGATTATTGCAATGTATTACTTTGGATTTTTGAATAATGGTGCAAATCTTTGGAATGGTGGAGTAATACCTCCTTATGAGTTTTGTGCTCAGTTAACTGAAAGGATGGATAGTTCTGGAATAACAACAGAAATCTATTCTCAATACACTGAATGGATGACACAGCGTTATCCTATATTACAAGTAGCTCAGATACTTGGTGAAAAGAAATCTATTATCTACACATTTGAGCCTATTGGAGGTAACTTTACAGGGAAATTAGATTTTACAGATTAAGTTCTTTTTTCATTGACAGCATATTAAATGTAAGGATAAGAGGCAGGTCAGTTACTTGCTTAAACTTAGTCAAGTCCTCATTACAAAGTGAGTAGAGCAGTCTCTCCCATCCCCATTTCACAGCAGACTTTTGCTCAGCTTGTGCCTTAGACTCATCGGATGTCATTGGTTTATTTTCATCCTCCTCATCTCCATCCTCTTCATTAAAAAGTAAGTGATACTTATCCATGAAATCCTGTCTAAATGATAGGTACTCAGGTATGATACCATAGATATCATTGATACAGTACTCATCAAATAGTTCATGCCGGTCAAATGGATTAAACTCATAAGGCTCAAAGCTCAACTGCCCCCACTCATTAGTGGTATGTTGCCTGTACATGATAGATGCTATATGACAAAGATGCTTAATATAGTCATTGGCAAAGAAATACTCTAAGTCAATGAACTCACCACAGGTCAGCTTAGATAGTGGCTTGACCTTCCATTGCTCAATGTCTCTCTTGTAGTTCTTAGATGGCTCAGAGTTAATGAATGTAATATCATTGAGCATGGCACTTACCTCACTCACATCTAAGTCCTCAAGTTCATCTGAGCTCACTCCTGCAAGAGCTGAGAGTATCTCTATCTCTCTGGCAAATACCTCCTCAATAGAATATAACTCTCTTATCTCTTTAAACTGCAGGACATCAATCTCACTCCACGATTTCGGGAGCTTCATTTTTCTTGATTTCTTTGGACAGTTTTTGTCCAATTTCTACTAAGTAAGGAACTGCTAACTCTGACTTGAGCTCTCTTATCATTTTTGACTTATGCTTGATATGAGTAGTGTCATAGTGTTCAGCTTTGCTTAGGTCATCTCTCTTGAATAAGATAGCTAACATCTCAGAGATGTATCCTTTATGCCTTGAGTTCATGACCTTCTCAATATGCTTAGTGTCTCTCACTGATAACTTGAACTCCTCACCTTCAAAGGCTGTGTACTTGTATCCATCAAGCTCAATAGTTGACTGTAGCTCTGGCTTACCTTTGATGTTGTTAAAATCCTTGACATAAGTTTTGAACTGTTCAATGGTGGTATGCTCAAAGTCATTCTCAGTAATACCAAACAACTCAAATACTTTAAGATGTTTCTCAATAGCATCTAAGTCCTGTTGTGCATGGATAGATGTGATATCCTCAAACTGTTGCACTGTTAACTCCTTCAATTGATTAGGAATTTCTTTGTCTAAAATTTTTACCATAGATTTTAATTTTTAACAAATATAACACTATTTACAATATAGGCATGGATAGACCTGTCTATAAGATAACTATTGACCCTGAGTACTCTGATGGGGAGGAGTTAGGTATTGAAATGATTGCCTTCACTGCCAAGCCTGCTATTAAGGTAAAGGGTATGGCATTCAATCAAGCTACTCCAATGACCTTTAATGATGACATTAAGATGCGTATTGTGGCACCTGCTATGATACCAATGTCAATCTATCGTAGAGATGAGGATGGCACTGAGTATGATGTGCTATTCACAGAGGAGGTCATTGAGTCTATTCATGCTAAGTTCATGCAGAACCTACAGAACAAAGATATCTTTAACTTAGAGCATGAGGCAGAGGAGAAAGTTCCTGCTTACATCCTTGAGGCTTGGATAGTTGAGAACCCTAAAAAGGACAAAGCATTCACTACCTATGGTATTGAAGTACCTAAGGGAACTCTAATGCTAACAAGTCAAGTAACTGATAAGGAGTACTATGATAGCCTTGTTGAGTCAGGTCAAGTAGGTTACTCTATTGAGGGATTCTTAGGACTTAAACTATCGGAATTATTAAAACTAAATACAATGAAGTTACCTGATGGAGAACACTTGATTGAGGATAAAATCTATGTTGTAAAAGACGGAGAGGTTATCGAGATCAAAGACAAAGAAGAACTGGCAGCAGAAGAACCTGCCACAGAAGAGGCTGAGCAAGAGGCTGAGACTACAGTTGATGAAGCTGCTGAGGATGTGCAAGAGGAGGAGGCAGATGCTGCCGCTGAGGATGTTGAGATGGCAGTTGACCCAACTACTGATGCTGAGGCTGTACTTGCAATAGTATCACCTGTGATTGAGGAGCAAGTTAATCAACTACTTGCTATCATAGCTGACCTTAAGAACCAAATGGAGGAGTACTTAGCTCCAAGAGATGAGGAGATTGAGGTTGAGGCTAAGAACCAAAAGATGAGCTCAAGAGAGCTATTTAAAGAATTTGTAAAATTTTCAAAAACCAAATAAAATGAACCGTAATTTAAAATTTAATTTAGAGGTTGAGACTAACGCATTATTGTGTGCCAACCCTGAGGAGTTCTACTCCAAAGCATATCTTCAATCAGAGGATATTGCATCTAACTTTCGCTCTTTGCCGGGCATCAAGTCTAAGACTAAGTTAGCTAATGTAACTTTTGGTAACATCTTACAAGCATCTACTTGTAATTTTACTGCTCCTAATGATTCATTGGATGCAGTTGATATTGATGTATGTCCTTTGTCAGCTATGGCTCAATTATGTCAGTTTGACTTAGAGCAATCATTCTTAGCATTGCAAATGGCAAAAGGATCTAATGGTGATTTCACTGTTGCATCTTTTATGTCATACTACTGGAATGAAATGGCATTGACTATCGGTCAAGATATCGAGTTGTTGAGATGGCAAGGTGATACAGAGTCTGAGGATGATTTATTGTCTTTGTGTAATGGATACTTGAAAGGACTTTGTGGAGATGTGGCAGTGAATGGATTGTATGCAGGTGCTATTGATACATCAAATGTACTTGACCAATTGAGTGCTGTACTTGCTCTTGCTCCTTCAACTATTAGCAGAAGAAAAA